TGGATTGATAATTTGCACAAAATCATGGCAGCGTTGTGTGTGCCTTACCGGATTATGTTACCCAAGCGAATGGAATTAAAGGCAGTTGACTTTGAACCCACCGCAGAGTTGTTTCAAAAGAAGATGCCTATCTCATTGGCATACGCCTACACGCTTTTTTTTTCGACTTGCTTGCCCGAATTACTGGCAGCTACCCAAGTATTTTTGGAAGCCGAGGCGAAGGAGTTGAAGAAGACAGCCGAAAGCGCGAACGGGCAGGGCTGATTTGGTTGAAGGTAGTTGACACGCTGGCAGGTGGCGACCGCACGAAGTATGATTTCTTTTTTGATATGTCGGTTGTGGAATTTCTGAACGCATACTCACTTGAAAATGAAAAGGCACGGCAACGAAGCGAACGACTGAACCAAGCGGCAAGCGATGCCAAACGAGCAAAAGACGGCAATGTTTATGTGATTGCCTTGCTTTCGGAAATACTGAATAAGTAGTATATTTGTGAAGCCACGCTGCATACCATAAGAACTGCACGGTGGATTGTAGTCAAACACGGGAATAGCCAAAGGCATAACCGATATTGGCAGCCCCTGCAAAAATTATTTGGCCAATAAAAAACTGGCAGGGGTGTGCAATTTTTTGTATATTTGCACTCAGTAAGGCTGCCTTGGAATTGGTCATTTAGCGGTGACGCGCATGGCCGCAATAGTCATTTCGGGTTTTCATAGTGATTGGGGGGTTCGCCCCCCTTTTTTATTGGGTACATTTTAAGATGTGGGAATTACCAAAAACCAACTGAACGCAATCAATTCCGGTGCGTTGGCTAAAATCGGGCAGAACGCAGAAGACCCAAGTTTTAAAGCAACAAACCTACTCGAAGAAATCCTGCTGGGCGTTGCAAAGGAATTGACCGACGCTTTGCGCGAAGACATTTTGAAAAAGAATGTTAAGGCAAGCGGCAACCTCATTCAGTCCTTTGACGCGTCAAATGTTTACAAAGTAGCCAACGGAGTTACAGCCGAAATAAGGGCAGCGGATTATTGGTATTATGTTGACCAAGGCAGGGGTGCAACAAAAAAAGGACATCAAGGCGGTTTGTTTCTGTGGCAAAGAATAGATGAATGGTTGCTGCAAAAAGGTATAGCAACGCCATCGGATTTTAAAAAAGAGGGTGACAGCGTAAAAGATGCCCGCGAAAATTTTGCCCGGGTCATTGCAAAAAAGATACACCGCAAAGGAACAATCAAACGCTTCGGGTATAAGGGCGCAAACTTTGTGGCAGATGTCCTGAACCAGCAGAGCATCAATGTAATTGCAGAACACTTGGGCGAAGCCTTGGGGCAGCGCATTGCAATATCCGTGAAAATGGCAGAGGGTACACCGCAAACCTAATAGGTACATTTACCTATGTGGCTATTACGATAGAAAACGAACCGGGCGACATAACGCCCGTTTACAGCGACATCACTTACACGCTGTCAAGCACCAATTCAGGGCAGACAAATTTCAAATTTGTGGCAGTGGTCAAGAACGCAGCGGGAACAACATTGGCAAAACTCAAAGCCCCGGTTTATGCAGGCACAAGTTACGGGGTGTTTAACCTCACTCGCATTCTGCAAAACTATGTGACATTTGATTTCACGCAGGCAACCTTACACCCGGGCAAATGCACCAACTCATTTATCGCTTATTCTGTGGAGTTTGGCGAAGAATACGGGGGAACTGAATACCTGAACCTAACCAGCGACACGGGCAAATATGCGTGGAACGCGCTATTCTCAAAATGGGATAGCGAACTAATCAGCGATTATCAAATAAACACATTCCCAAGCACATCAGTTAAATTTCTGACCACAATAAGGCGCAGGCGAGTTACTCGTGAGCAGTACGATTACCTTTATTTTTTACGCGGTGGCGGTGGCATCCCTGACCGCATTGAAGTGGTGGCATACAACGCAGCAGGTAGCACAACAACCAGCCAAATAAAACAGACATTCACCACATCGGCAAAGGATGAATATCTTTTGAGGGTGGCAGCAGGCGTGGCAAACCTTAATCAAATCGCAGCGGCAAATCTTTACAGCGGAACAGCCGGTTCGATTGTTCCCGTGGGTACTGTCTATTATACTATACAAGCGAAGTATATCAGCGATGCAGGAACGGAAGCCTATCGTTTTGACATCGTAGAAGAATGCAGCAAATATTCGCACCGGGTGTTGTACTTCCTGAACCGATTGGGCGGGTTTGAAACGCTGCGATGCTCAATGCTTAACCGCGACACCTATACAATAGACCGCAAACAACTAAAAAGAAACACCTATGGCTTTACCGGAACGAGTTACGGACGCGACACCGCAGCCCACGGCATCGCAAGTTACGCCACAACCAAATCGCGCAAAGTAATCCTGAACACGGATTTCCTGAATGAATTGGAGTGGCAATGGGTTGACGAGTTAATCAGCAGCCCGGTTGTTTATCTTGACGGCAATATCCCGGTGAACATCACCAACACCCAAGTCGAGGTGTTTGACCTTAACGACGGGCCGCAACAACTACGCATAGAGGTCGAATATACTGAACCCGAAATCCTGCAGAATATATGAACAATGTCCGTTTAGAATGTGGCGGTCATGTAATCGACTTGCCGACCGATTTCGGGATTTTAATCAATAAGTCAATCGCGGACATTCGCGAGCCTGAAAGCAGGTCATCGGATTGGAGCAAAACTTTTACGCTACCCGGTACCAAGCGGAACAACAAGCTGTTCACCCACTTGTTTGACCTCAATTTGTCAATCCGCAACACCACCGCAACGAATTTCACCCCCGATTTCAACCCTAATTTAAAGGCAACGGCTTCGCTGTATGTTGATGAAGTTACGCAGATTGAGGGGTTTATCCGGTTGCTGAATATCAATGTCACAGACCGCCATCAAATTCAGTATGAATGTACGATGCACGGGCAGTTGGCTGACTTGTTTGCAAAGATTGCCGACAAGCGCATGGCAGAGTTGGATTTCACGGAGTACAACCACACCATAAACGCCACCAATATTTTTAATTCGTGGGATACATCAATCGTAAAAAATGGCAGTTCTGGTTATGTGAATTTCAGCGGTGGCAATCCGATTGGTGAGGGGTATGTTTACGGGTGGGTTGATGACGGAACTTATAGTGTGTACGATAATTTGTACACGGATAAAATGACCCCGTATGTCTATGCAAAGGAAATCGTTGACAAGATTTTCAGCGGTGCGGGGTATAATTACAGCAGCGGTTCGTTTTTTAACTCTACTTTGTTCAAACGGCTTGTTGTTCCATGCCCGACAAAGAACCCGATTTTATCAGACACCCAAATTCAGGCACGGCAATTTGAAGCCAAGTTTAGCGGAACTACATCGGTAGGTCCAGCAGGTGCAAAATTATTATTCCAAACGGAAACGCTTGACCCGTCAAACCAATGGAACACATCCACATCCACTTTTAAATCAGCGTTCAATAATCAGGTTCACGAATTTTATTTATACCTGAACGGAACTGCAACGGGATTGGCAGCAAGCCAAACCAACGGCATCTATTTTCAGTTGTATGTAAATGGGGTTGTAAAAACGGGCATATATTGGAAAGTTGAAGCCAACGGCAGCGGTGGTTTAAACATTGACAACACTCTTACATTCCCGGCAGTTAGATTGAATGACGGTGACGAGGTGACCGTTTATTACTGGCTCACAAAACAAGGCGGTGCAGGTGCAATCATAAACCCCACTTTTAGCCTTACGGCCGACACAAAGTTGTTCAACTACATTGTAGAAAGCAATTACGGATATGGTGAGCAAATGGACTTCACCGGATTTTTTACGGGTGTGGAAACAAAGCAGCGAGAGTTTATGCGGTGGGTGTTTACGATGTTCAATCTATACTGCGAACCTGACCCAAATCGGGCAAATACGGTTGTCGTTATGCCACGCGAAGATTTTTACACCAGCAGCGTAAAGGATTGGACGATGAAGCGCGATTTATTGCAGCCGTTGGAAATCACACCAATGGGTGACTTAGATGCCGGGCGTTATGTATTTACTTACGCAGAAGGTGATGACGAACAGAACAAATACTATAAAGAAGATTACGGGCGTACTTATGGCGACCGCAATGTAATTGTAGAAAATGACTTTGTAAAAGACGAGAAAAAGATTGAAATCGGCTTTGCGCCAACCCAAATAGTAAAACCGGATAATGAAGTAGATAAATTCCTGCCCTCAATCGAAACCAACAGCCAAGAGCAAAAAGGCGGGCGGCTTCGCATCCTGCAATACTCACCCGTGAATTGCAATGTTTACCGAGTGGTGCAAGGTTCACCAAACAGCACCGGAACGCCAACACTTCATGTAAAGCAAAAATACCCTTTCATGGGTCATTTGGACAGCCCCGAAACTTCAACAACTGACATCAATTTCGGATTGCCGCGCATGATTGGATTGAAGCCCGGAACAGCAGTTACAAATAACAACCTTTACAACGCCTACTGGTCAAAGTACATTCAGGAAATTACCGACAAGGATAGCAAGATAGTCAGGGGGGCGTTTCACCTTACCCCGGCAGACATGGAACGGCTATCATTCCGGGACTTGTATTTCTTTGACGGCAACTATTTCAGGCTTAACAAGATTGAAGATTATGACCCGGTGAACCCGTCCGTGAATATCTGTGAGTTTCTGTTCCTGAAAACCGGGCAGACATTCACAGCCACAACCGGAACAACCGGGGGCGGTGGCACACAAGGCGGTGGGAATGAGCAAGAGTATGACCCACGCGGCGGTGGCACGAATGGCAAGGTCATTCAAAACAAAGGCGTAAGTATTGGCGACTTTAACACGGTTGGCGACGGCATCGGGGTAGGTGACGCGATTACCAACTACGGGCTTAAAAATGCAGCGTTCGGTTCAAGCGGGGTAACATTCGCCCCGGATAGTGAACGGGCTGTGGTCATTGGCCAAGCGGGTGCGGATATGGTTTTGACTGACGAAGTATGGCTGCAAGGGCATTCAATGACGCAACTAAATTTCAGCACCAACCGCATTAAGGTAGTAACCGGGGTGGCGACATACACGCCAAGCCTTTACGAAGACATTTTGATTGTAAACCTTGCAGCCAATACCACAATCAATTTGCCAGAAGCATCCACGGCAACATCAAAGGCTTACTACATCTATAAGAACACCGGGGCGCATCAGTTAACCATTGACGGCTACGGTGGGGAATACATTGACGGGGTCGAAACATACACAATAACCAACCATTACGAGTGCATCCAAATCGTTTGTGACGGCACAGAGTGGTTCGTAATCAGTAAAAAATAAAATGGCATACGAAACCGAGGTATTAGCAAAGCTAAAAGCCAAAACAGAAGGCACAGAAAGCGTCAAATCCTTAAAGGCGCAAATCAGAGAAGCAGTAAACGAAGCCACGCTATTGGCTCAAAAGTTTGGTGAGTTTTCACCAGAAGCCACAAAAGCGGCTCAACGGGTAGCGGAACTAAAAGACCAAATGGAAGATTTTAAGCAGCGTGTAGACGGCTTAAATCCTGACAAATTTCAAACTATTGGTAAAGTTGTGCAAGGTGTTGCAGGTGGGATACAAGCAGCGCAAGGGGCAATGGCTTTGTTCGGTAGTGAAAGTGAAAACCTGCAAAAATCACTTTTAAAAGTACAAGGCGCAATGGCTTTGGCGCAAGGCGTTCAGGGCTTAATGGATTTAAAAAATGTGTTTGGGGCTTTGGCGACTGCGGCTGTACAATCATTTGCAACAATTAAGGCGGCAATAATGTCATCAGGCATTGGCGCAATTACCCTTTTGGTTGGTGCTATTGCTGTGGCGGTTGCTGCGTTAATGCAGAAAAAAGAAAAAGTAAAAGAATTAAGTCAGGCGCAAAAGTCATTAAACGCCATAAATGAAAATTACAGCAAAATAATTGAAGACCAATATAGTAAATCACTTGCTCAAATATCTATTTTAAAAGATACTAATATGTCCATGAAAGACCGAAAAACGGCTCTTGTGGCATTGCAAAAGGAATATCCTGATTATCTAAAAAATCTAAATATAGAAACCGCATCATCAAAAGAATTAAAACAGCAAACCGATGACTTAACAAATGCAATTTATCGCAGGGCAAAAGCAGAAGCCGCGATGACTGAATTAACCAAAATTGCAGGCAAGGAATTAACTCTGGAAATGTCTTTAATAGGCAAGGCAACAGATGCACAAATAAAAGAACAAAGAAAGCAATTAGCCGCACAAGGTTTAACCCAAGCACAAATAGACAAGCAACTTAAAATGAATGTAGGGGTGCAGGCTGGATTAAATAAAAAAGCTGAACAAGAACTTGAACAAACACGAAAAGCAAAGGAACAGATTTTAGGATTTTTAAAAGAAACTCAACAAG